CCTTATTGCCAACCTTAAGCTTATTCCAGGCGATTATAAAGTAGCAGTAAGTTCTAAACTAATTTCGAACTGGGAGTGTATAAATAACACTTCAGTGAAATATTGGATCGCTCTCGAAAAGACGTCCGTAACCAAATAATAATACAATATATGAGTGAAGAAACAACCACAGAGGAGCAAGTTCTCCCAGAAACACAAAATGAACCAGCAATCAGTCTAGCTGATTTTGCAGCTATGCTTCAAGTAATTGATGTATGCACAACTCGAGGAGGATTTCGCGGCGAAGAATTGTCGTCGGTAGGTCAACTTCGAGATCGTGTATCCGCATTCCTTGAATTCCATAAACCAGAAGAAGCGGCTGAAGAAGAAGCACCAGCTGACTCTGATGAGGCTGAAGCATAATACGCTATAGGTTATTAATGCAAGATCCCTCTGTCTTAATTACAGAGGGATCTTTTAGCGTAGTACAAAAGGGTTTACTTACTTACATACATTTGGTATAATATATTATGAATAAAAATGAAAACGAATTTCTCTGGGTCGAGCGCCACCGCCCAAAAACAATTGACGAATGTATTCTTCCAGCATCGTTAAAGGCAACATTCACTGATATTGTAAAGCATGGCGAACTGCATAATATGTTATTGTCAGGAACTGCAGGGTTAGGTAAGACAACTGTCGCACGTGCGCTATGTCATGAATTGGATCTCGAATACTTACTTATCAATTCATCTGAGGAAAGTGGAATCGATGTTCTTCGTTCTAAGATCAAACAGTTTGCTTCGTCCGTGTCTTTACATGGTGGAAAGTACAAAGTAGTTATTCTTGACGAAGCTGATTATCTTAACGCGCAGTCAACACAACCAGCACTTCGTGGTTTTATCGAGGAGTTTAGTTCGAATTGCAGATTCATTCTTACGTGTAATTTCAAGAATCGTATTATCGAACCACTTCATTCTCGTTGTTCTGTAATTGAATTCAACACGAATAAGAAACAGTTAGCTGGTCTCGCTGCGCTGTTTATGAAACGACTTCAAGATATTCTAAAGACTGAAGGCATTACGTATAACGATAAAGTAATTGCTGAACTTATTATGCGCTATGCTCCAGATTGGAGACGTGTATTGAATGAGTGCCAACGATACTCGGCTGCAGGAGAGATCACTCCAGATATTCTAGTTGATATGTCTGATCAAAGCGTTGCTCAACTTATTGCCCACCTAAAGACTAAAGACTTTAAGAGTATGCGAAATTGGGTTACGAATAATTCGGATGTTGATTCAGCTGTCATATTTAGAAAGATCTATGACTCGTTATATGACTATGCTGAAGGTCAATCGATCCCAAGCATCATCATCATTCTTGCAGACTATCAATATAAGGCAGCATTTGTAAGTGACAGAGAATTGAATATCGTTGCATGCTTAACTGAAATCATGGCATCATCAACATGGAAATAACAACAAAAATAATTGCTTGGCGCATATTGTCGATTGTACTATGCTCGCTTATGGGTAGAATTTGGTTTGGTGATTGGCACGTTACAGCGTTCGGTATTTTTATTTCGTTTGTTATGACATTCGTTCACTATTACTTTGAAAAACTATGGCCGACAAACTAACACCATTTGACTTTCTAAAGAGTATCAACACTTCTAGCCCAAGCCTTCTAAAGGATTGTAAAGCTGATGATAGCGAAGTCGCGTTAAGCGCCGATTCTCCATGTAAGCAGTATGTGCCATTTATTGTTAATCGAGGGCTGTCGCAGTTCAATGATACTATTCTATTCGCGAATGAAATGAATATGCGGCATAGTCTTCCTGCGAAAATGCAATACGATTTTCTAAGGACTACCATCCGCCCTCGCAAACGCTTTACAAAATGGGCAAAGAAAGCAAAAGATCCTGCTGACATTAAACTAATTCAAGAAGCGTATAACTATTCTTATGAGAAAGCTGAACAGGTCTATAGTTTGTTTACTCCAACTGCATTAAAGAAACTAAGAAGCTCTTTAGATAAAGGAGGAATGTAGAGTCAAAATCTGTAATGTTATAAATACTATCTTTACGATGTAACTTATAATATTGCAACTATGATTGAACAAGAACTGGTTTCCTGGACTCCGGCCGACATGTTAGAGATATCTCTCGACGAGCCTGATGACTTCCTTAAAATTAAAGAAACACTGACGCGAATCGGTATCTCTTCGAAGAAAGAGCACAACACACTATATCAGAGTTGTCATATACTTCATAAACAAGGAAGGTATTTCATTGTTCACTTTAAGGAGTTATTCATGTTAGATGGAAAGCCTTCAAACTTTACTCTAGACGATGTAGCTCGCCGCAATTCAATCACTACTCTATTATCTGATTGGGGACTTCTGACTATTGTCGATCTGAGCAAGGCTGAAGAAAAGACAACTCTTCGACATATCAAGATCATTTCTCATCGCGACAAACGTGAGTGGCAGTTAGAATCAAAATATTCTATTGGAAACGTTAGGAGTTCATAGATGAAAGCGTATTTCAAGACAGATCTAGAAGCGACAGTTTCAGGTTATTTTAATGGTAACAAATTCATTCGTACAGTTACGCTATTAGAAGATTTGGTATTCTATACAAAGTCAGGTGATTCTATCACTGTTCCTAAGGGGTTTGAGAGTGATGGAGCGAGTGTGCCTAAGGTATTCTGGTCAGCCTTTCCACCATTTGACACATATCTACCTGCAGCGGTCGTACACGATATTCTATGTGTACAAGGTCATAGCGATAAGTGTTTATATACCTCTATAGAAGCAGCTGATATTTTCTATGAAGCAATGCGGGCATGTGGAGTTGGAAGAACTAAAGCAAAAATGATGTGCTATGCAGTAAGATATTTCGGTCCTAAATGGAAATAAACTAAAATCAAACTTCAAATTAATATAAATAACAATATGAAAGATCTTATTAACACATCACTAAATATACTCACCGAAGGTTCTCTTCAAGAAAAACTGTTTAGATCAACAGGAGCTCTTGCTCCTTCTATCAGTAAAGCTGCTTCTGAATTCATGAAGAATAACAAGAAGATGAGCACTCGTGAGGAATTTGATAAAGCATGGAAAAAGGACGTAAGCAGATTCAACGATACTATCGTTAACGAAATCTTTAAGAAGATTCCAAAAGATGACATTGTATATATTACTACTAATGTATCAAAGGTGAAATGGAGCGAGAACTCCAAGCTGCAAGGCAAAGTAATACTTAACGGCGATGTGTATGTCAACATTGGCATCAAAGATGACGTTAATGGTAAACCACTCGGTAAGAAAGTAAAGGGATGGATTAATCCCGCAGTCGGCGTTGAAGATGAAGTGTACGGAGACTTTCAATCCGACCTGCCCCAAAATATCGAGTTAAAGGACACAAATCTAGGATTCATTATTGAAGATTAGATAGCAAATATGGCTTGGCAAAATATACCTAATAATCCATATTGGCAGTATGACGACGCTCCACTTGACCCAGGTGGGGCAGAAACTGCGCTGTGGGCGACTAGCAAGAACGGTGTTCGCACAAGTGTCAGAGGCGAGCAGATCTATGTCAATTGTAGACATACACCTCTACATCCAACACAAGATTCTTTTCCAAATGAAATAAATAAAACATTTTGGATTGGAGTCGAACCTACTGGTATCATTCTCATTGACGAACTTGACGGCACCGCTGAAGGTACGACGTTGACCGTAGCGCCCACAGGACGTGCCGCACGTGGTGTTACTAACTGGCAAAAAGGCGAAAATAGCGCTTGGAGTCTCGGAGTAGGGGATACATGGCTTTATAATACCAGCAATGTAGCTGGTAATACAAGTGATGGTGCTATGGCAAAGATTATTAATCTAAGTGGCCACGGATTGTCAACTGAGAACCAACTTCAGATCAACATGACTTATAGCGCTTGGGATAATATCCCACCCTATGATGATTCCACAGAGATTGAGGTCTACGTTCATGTATGGGGCTTGGTTGACAAAGGTTCGACCGATACATCAGGTGTCGCAAACTTACTTTCCCAAAACGGAAATGTGTGGGCGGCTTCCGGCTCCCTCGACGTGTTCGATATTTATAATTTAGGGAATG